CTGTTGTTGGTGATATTATTTACCGTCTTACTGCCGCCTACCTGCTTCATCACATCAGACAAAGTAGACTTGCCAGCATAATCCGGCAGATCACTCATTGCGTCAGAGAGCATATTGATACGATCCATCTGTGTGGTCAGATTGTCCACCATCTGTTCGCTCAATACCCACTCCTTGGTTTTCAGCAGAGAGAGTTGTTCGTTGGACTTGATATCTCCTCCGCCGACAATGCCACCCTCATGATAGGTGTACTTTCTGTACTTATCGTACAGCAGTTGCCCACCCACGCGATCTACGTACCAAACACCATCACTGCCGCGCACCGCAGTAATGCCATACTGTGCCAGCTGTGCGCCAAGCTCAAGATTGCGCCGGTTCAGATAGAGCTTGCCGGCAGCATCTTCATAAGCGTGCTGCTTGCTGTTTGCATACATTTCTTTGATGATCGCATGGATCATATCTTCGCCGCTGGAGCTATTGTCGTAGGTAGCATTCCCAACTTGGAAATTTGTTCCGCTGGACTGCGTGGCCTTGATGTCTCCTCCGATACTTCCCAGAGCAGACACGTAACTTCCATACCGTTGTGCAGCAGCCAAGCAGTTATCCCAAGCATTCGTAATATCACTGTTCAGCACATCACCATACTGCGTGTTCCAACTGATCAGCTCGCTATACAGCGTATCCCAGTGAGACTCGATATAAGAGATTGCCATATCATAGAGCTTCTGATGAGAAGAGATACTGTCTTCCAGAATCCCAATTTCCTTATCCTTCTCGTCATGATAGGACTCTTCCATCTTATCCAGAGCGTCCTCCTGAGCCTCCAGTGTTCTGTCCGCCTGTTCATCGGCCAAATCAGACTGAAGCTCACTCAGTTCTTTGAGCAACGCAGCTTTTTCAGCCTGAGCTTCGCGGCTGTCATCCAGAGAAAGCATATCAATACGAGCTTGCAGCTTCGCAATCTCACGCATTTTAGATGCCATGGTCTTCTGGTGATCTGCCTCGTCTTTGCTGGCCTCCAATGACTGCTTCTTCAGGTCGATAATTTCAGAGTACGCATCCTTCATGTCCTCCAATCCGTCGATCTGATCTTGGATACGCTGTTTCAGCATATCCATTACATAATCGAGGATGTCGTTCAATCCGTTCTGCATCTCCTCTAACTCGTCCGTCACGCCACCCACGGTTTTACCAATGCTCTGTACGGCGCTGTCTGCCATAGCCCGAATTGCATTGATATTCCGCAACGCCGCTTGGTACTGATCTTCGTCCAGTCCAGCCAAAGCCAGATTTGCATAGACCAATCCCCAAGTTGCGTTAGTAGCCTGTTCGGTTGCATACAGCAAATTATTCAGAGTTGCGATATCGCCCTCAGACTTTGCCATACGAAGCGCTTCTACATAGGCCAAAGAACTCTCAATCGCCATCTGCTGCGTCCGTGCGGCAATAACCGCTTGGATGCGCTCTTCGTTGATGACAAGCCGCCCATTCTCATCAATCAGGTACGCTACGTACTTCTGCCCAAGCCCGATAATACTCTGCAAAGTATCTACGGTAATGAACCCGCTCTGGGCATACTCGTCCGCCGCGTCATGG